TAGGTTGTGATTTCGTCCTTTGAATAAAGCGAGAATGTCGGGGCGGAGGCGTTATTGTTCAAATCTCTGGTAATCAATTTGTTTATTGCGGCAAATTTGCTCGAAATTCCAATAAGCCCGGCAAATTCATTGTTTTTTGCCTTAACCCCGACATCGACGGACTTACCACCTTGCTGTGTTTTTCCCATAAGGGCTATTCACCGCCTTCCTTTTATGAGATGGTGGCTTAATAATAAACATGTCTGAGGCATTCGCGTTCATGTTTTGACGCTTGCTCATTTTGCTTTCAAGTTGCATAGCCACATAATAGTTGTACGATAGGCTGGAATAACGGTCTTTCCGAGTGCCAGCCTTTTCATATATTTTCACCTTGCCGCCAGATTCTTCGTGCTGTAGCTTTGTAAGCTCGTCGATAAGCAGCGTGGTGTGGATATAAGGGAGTTGAAGTTGCATACGTTCAGAAGGGGATAGCGAACCATAGCCCCGAATGTCGCCCAAAAATTCCTCGGCATCGTATTCGGTCGCGAGCAATCGGATGCGCCCGCTGCGGAACCCCTCGCGAAGTAAGAACGCGCAATCGGAATTGAATTGCGCGCTGGCTTTGATAGCCCAGATAACCTTATCTGCGCCCATAACGGTGCAGCGTGATGCCATTTCCGGATTGTTGCAGCACGAAATTGCGGGATATATTTCCCCGGTTTCAGGGTCAACCATATCTCGTGCAAGGCAGTCGTACACACCGATTCCGAGGCCACTTGTATCAAGTGCCAAATAGTCACAATAAAACTCGTCGAACAGCTTTCGAATAATAAGAGCTTGGTCATCTGTGCGTAATCCTTCGCAAGTATCTGCATACACAATGTTGTTTGTGTATCTCCCGGCCTTCGTTGGCATGAGTTGATTTACAAAGAGAGCCGTTGCGTCGTTGTTGTTTTTTCTGCTCGACATTAAAGCGATATCTGCAGATAAAATTCTTATCTCGCCATTTTGCTTCGTTGGTATCTTGACGGGCTGAGCGCCGTTTACTTTTTCGGCAAGTCTCTCTGGGAGCATGGGGTATTTGATTCTTCTATTTTTTGAGATGGAGTCGTAGTCAAAAAAGGAGCCATTTGTGCTTCCATACCATAAGGCCTCGTATTCTATTTGGAATTTCACCTCGTTGAAATCACTTTCGGCCATTTCGTCGGCGACGGTATCTTCGTCTAATAATCCTTCGGAAACGGAGAGCTGATATGGCAGACCGCATACAAACTGACGCTTTGATTCATCGAGCATAAATCTGCATGTGTCCGTGCATTTCAAATAACTCCAATGGTCAACGAAGTACGCGGAGGACAAATACATCGTTTTGTTCTTTTCTTTTGCATACTCTGCCTTGCGCTCTTCTCTTGTCAATTCTTCGTATCTCGGCATACGCTTTTGGGTTAAAAACTTGCGGAGAATTGTATCGATTACGTCCTTGGCAATCATTCTGAATTCATCCAATAACAGCAGGTTTGCGCGATTGCCTCGGGCGGAGTCTGACGCCGTAACCACTTTTATGTAGGAGGAATTTTTGAAGACAACCTGTGCATTTGTGCCGTTGATTTTCGTTTCCTTATCATCGATTTCAGCCGCTAGCTCAGGCGAATTTGGCTTCAGTTCAAGAATGATTTTTTCCAAAACGTTGATGCTCTGCCCTCGCGTTCCGGATGCAATGCAAATCTTTGTTCCGGGATATAGAATGCATCGGATAACGCAAAATACCGCGCTAAGGAATGTCTTTCCGATGCCGCGGCTCCCGATGAAAGCGGTCGTAGATGACCAGTTCATCATCACGATTAGTATTTTTTGAAATAAATGTAGATTAAGATGTAGGTAGTCTTTTGCAAAGCGATGAGGGTTTGCCCTATAAAAAGCGCACCAGTGAGCCGCGCCGTTTAGAATCCTATCTTTACGGTTCATGCGGAGTTCTCGCTAGAATCATCGGATCCGAAGATATCATTGAACATTGCTTCGTCATCGTCGTCTTCGTACTCTGGGCGTTCGATTCGCATCTTCGCGAGTTCGTTCTCATACAGTTTGCAATAAGTGTTTTTGATTCCGAGCATCTTACAGAGATGACCGAGGAACCAAACACTTATGTAATAAATGATATTATCTACATCTTTCGGTTCAGGATCGGGGTCTGGAATGGGACGCTGGTTTTCCCATTTGCGAATCCATACACCGAACGGAGTGTTATCTACGGCGGTGTCTCCGTCGTCTTTTTTTTGGGCGGGTTTCAGGTTTAGGCTGCCGAGCAGTGTGTTCAAAGAGTTTATGCTCTTGTCGATAGATTTGCCGGCGGCGCTGTCCTTAGCAATATTGACTTCGAGGTTGCATATTTGTCTAATCAAGATTTCGGAACCAATATCAAGATCTGTTTCTTGAGGGAACTTAGACATATAATAGGCGCGTCGCTGCTCGAGCTCGTCGTACATGCCTGCAGAGTAGCCAACTCCCCAGAAGGTCACAAGTTCTTCCGGGATGTCCGGTTCGAGCGCTGTATCTTCGGCGGAGGGTGGCGCGGTGACTGCAACGGATGTCGTGTGCTCGCCTTCCTCGAAGCAAAAAGACCATAGCGCACCCTCTTCAGAAAGGGTATCGTCATAGCTTTTTCCCGCGTATGTTATGCTGTTGAGTTTCGCGATGTATTGGGTCATCATGGAGCGGGTGGTGCTCTTCCGCGAAACGACATCGTACACAGCCTCTCGCCAGTAAAGATCTAGTTTTCTGCATGTTTGCCTTACGGCATCTTTGGCATTGTTGCACTGTGACAGATAGCCGTTGTATAGATTGTCAACGCACTCCTTGCAGATGGGTATATACCCGATGCCCTTATGGAGCAGCGAATAGCTTACGGGGAAATACCCCTTTCTGCGGCAATAAGATGTGCCACACTTGGCACATACTGACTTGTCAGCACTTACTTCGAGAGCCATATTCAAGCACCGCCTTCTTCTTCGTCATCGATAGGTGTGGGTTCACAGACTTTCTCATCAAGGGACAGCTCAAACATCTTTGCGCATAAACGCAGTCCGTTGCCAGGAGAAAATTTTGCCGTATATCGAGCATCTATGATAACGGGCTCTCCTGTACTTGGATTTTTTGTGCTTCTCGCTTTTCTATGATGCAAGAAGAGACTGCCGAAGTTGCGGATAGTAATATCCTCGCCGCGTTTTAGGGCGTCTTCAATAACGCGAATGCCGGTCAATATCACAGCATTGATGTCGTCGGCGGTAAACAAAACGCCCTTTTCTGATTTTCTCACGACAAAATCTTTTTTGTTGCCTTCGTCATCTGAGATGTGAAACACTTTTTTGGGAAATGATACCGGCTTCTTAATACCGTCATCTCTCATAGCGGCGGCGATGCGTCTTGCTAGTTCTCTGTGATTCATAAAAAATCTCCTTTCATCCGGGGCGCTATAAGTCCGAAAATCCCTTTTTCTCGGGCGCGGCGATGTCGCCGTTTCGGAAATACATACCGATTTCTTCGTCGGCATCAATATCCTTGTAAACGCGCACCATGTCGCCGGACTCCCACGCGACGATGCTCTGGATGACGCCATCCGGGATGCCGGCTTTTGCGAGGCTTGTGGTAAAATAATGCCTCAAGGAGTGTATGTAACTTGGTTTTCCGGAGAGCCTCGTGTATGTGTTAGACCAGCTGTTGGTGGTCGAAATCGAGATGTGTTCAGTCGCGTTGTCTTTGTTTGGAAAAAGCCAAATACTATCAATACCATTTGCCGCGCGGGCTCTTATCCAGAGGTCAAGATATGGTTTGAAACGCTTTGCGAGCGTGTAGCAGTGAATCATCTTCCCGCCGCCGCGTCCTTTGGTTTTGATAGGCGAGCTCTTATACAAGGCTCCTTCGCACACAAGCTTGTCATCATTGAAGTCAGATACTTTAAATCTGCAGAGCTCGGCTTTGCGCCTTCCGCTGTACATTGCGAGAGCGAGGTAACAAGCTTTTTCGTACTGCCCCTTCTCGACGAGCGTATCGAGAAGTGTTTCGAGCTCCTCGTCTGCCCATACAGTTTTCTCCCGAACGGGACGGTTGATGGGGTTTTCCACTTTATTGATGATGTTTCGGAAGTGTGGAAATTCATCGTCGAGTACATTGCAGATGTAGTTGCTGAGCGAAGACAGCGCGGCCTTTAACCTGCGAATGCGGGCAGGGCTATTTTCATTGCTATTGAGCAACCAGTTCTGATAAGAAACGATATTTCTTTTTGTCCAGTTGATGAAAAACTCGTTTTTGTTGTTCTGTAAACACCAGACCCATGCAATTTGAATATCATTCTCGTATCCTGTGATGGTGGTCTCACTCCTTTGCACGGAGCGTAAATAATCTAGGAAGTCGGCGAGAAGTTGTATATTCTCTTGGCAGACTTGCGCAAGCAACTCTGGCGAGGTTATAGTGTTCATTTTTGTTTTTCTTGGCATAGCGCAAGTCACCTCCCTAAAAAATGATGCCACGGGAAACAACCCGTGGCGATTAAATGTATTTATGTATTATTGCAGCGGAATATCGTAATGACACATGATTCCGTTTTCGTCACACACGCAAACCATCTGCTCTGCCTTGCCAAAAATGCGCTTCTGGACACAATAGTCGTCCATACCCAGGAAACTTCCCGCCATAACCGTTCTGATACCCTGGACGGAATCTACTTTGTTGTGATGTAAATGCCCGGACAGCACCGCGTATATAGACTTTCCAGTCATGGTTTGCAATGCCTGTATTTTGGAGGCGGAGCCATCGTAATCCCCGTGAACTCCGCAATATATCTTTCCTCGAATATCGACTGTGTACATCGTCTCGTCGATTTTATCGCATTCGATAAATATGTTGTTGAAGCTTTGGAGGCGAGCCTTAACATACCACTCAATTAAATCGTCGAGTCGCTCAGATGTCATAGCATCATTCTTGTTGGGGGTGATTCGACTATGATTTCCGGCAACTGTCACGAATGTGACTTTGTTGAAATGCTTGCTAAGCTCTGAGAGGAACTCCGAGATAAGTTCGGATACCCCCATAACCTGCTCAATTACATTCTCCTTGTTGGTCACGGCGATGGAGTAATGAATATTTCCGCTTATTGCATCTCCATTCATCCAACAGATGCAATTTTCGCTTTCGTGTGTTTGTGCAATTGAGATAATCCTGTCGAGATATCGTTGCATCATATCCCTGCAAACATGAGAGTTGTACTCATTCCAAGCATTTTTAACATTTGCGCCGTAGTGTATATCATTTAGGCTCACGAGCAGGTCGTTGCTAGAAGGAATGACGCTGTGCGGAGAATAGTCGAGTCTCGGAAGCTCGCCGTTCTGAACCGCATTTACGAGTATTTCGTTTAGCTCCTCTTGGCGAGATCTATCGCGAACAAGTTTGTTGAAGGCGGCTCTTTGGTCGAAAAACTTTTGTCGTTCTTTTTGAAGCTCAAGCTTCTTGTCGTCTATTTCTGACAGGATGTTGTCGGCAGAAACTTCGCCAATATGCACCGAATCCATCAGCTCAAGGGTGCGCCGACTGCCATAAAGCATACGGCGCGCCACGTCGCTGGAGTATGGTTGCCCATACACTAGCTCTGCGAGCTCGGTATAGTCTGCGTCCGCCAAGGTCTTGTCTACGAGCTTTCCGTACACAATTCTTTTGTGGTAATCGAGAGGGGACTCACTTTCTCTTTTGGCGATATGCAAACCTTGCACCAACTTTCTGATTTGTTGTGGGGCTGGTTCCGCGCATTTTGTTTAAAAGTAGCATTACGGGCTTTGCCTCCTCGCAATAGTAATGATGCCGTTTGGATTTTTGCTTCATCGTTCTGGTGATGTGTATGGTGGGGAATTGTGCAACGATGGCTTCTTTTTCTGCTTTATCGATAGCAATCATGGGGTCAGTCCTTTTCTTCAAATTTGTGTTAATGAGGTGTGCTTGACGCGGGGTAGACTCATTCGTCTATCATTTTGATACTCTTCCTCTCAGTGATTTATGGTGTTTCAATTTTGTATTAAAAAACACATATATCCTATCACTTAAACACCACATCATAACCCTCGTAATCCATTGCGCTGCAATGGATTACGAGGTGGCAGAACTTTCAACAATTTTCATTTGAACGGCCTGCTTTTTTGCGCTGCCTCATAACAGAGTTTATTCTCTGCTGTACGGCGACTTCTGCTGCGCACGCCTTGCAGTGCTTTTGCTTCATGCCTTTGGCCGGGTTTTCGATTTTTGCAGTAATACCACAATGCTGGCATTCGAAGTACGGCTCTCCGCAATATTTTAGATATTGATACCCAAGATTGCGGAAGTCCATAACGCTCATTACAATATCTCCGTTTTCCACAAAGAGCACCCGAACACTAGTGTTATCTACCTTTCTGGAAAATTGAATCATACCCGCCTCACGGAGCGTCCAATACATCATGCTTTGACGCTTGATGGATGTGTTGATGTTGGATAGCGACATAATTTCGCTTTCCTTGTCGCTGACCCAATGGTCTGAATCAGCGTTGGCAATTTGCCGATACTTGGCAAGGCATAGGAGCGTAAAAGCGAGTCTCTGAATTTGTTTGCCGCCGAGAGCTTGAATCTTTTCCATCTCGGGTGCGGTGATATCGATGCACTCAACAAATACGGTTTGGCACTTTAATGCCCTCTTGATTGCGTAGTCAATCGAGTTAGACCACTTCGGTAACGATATGTTTGGGTTGCATTGCAATAAAAATGAATCGAGCAGAGATCGTGTCTCGCGTTTGCCGTACCCTTTGTCCATATAATATCGTGCGACCCTACGAAGCGTCTCAGACGGCTTTTTGCCAACCGCCCTCGACTGAATTGCATTTTCAGCCCACTCGTGCTCTCTCAAAACGATGCTCATTCATATACCTCAATCTTTCTAGACATTAAAGAAAATTTATTCCCGCCGTACTCAATATCTCCGTCGCCATCAATTACAGGGAATGAGATCGTGCGGTTACTTTTTTTAAGTAAATTATGTATAATATCTTGACCGCACATGCTCCATGCAAATTTTTTTGTAGAGCTTCTTGTATAGCACAAATCAAGAATAACGTTACACAGGGCATACCTGTTCTGGCAGACGCCGTTACACGCCTTTCTAAGCTCGTCGTTCATCATGGACACCTCGGCGTAAGAGGCATACTCGTCAACTTGCTCGTAGTTTGCAAAAATTGCATAACTCCGGAGTCTCTTGTTGAAATCTTCGTATAATTTTTTGATGGCATTAAATTGCGAAGCGCTGTAGTCTGCATCGCATCTCATAATTGTATAATCGAAATCTGTTGTTGCGTTATGCCTTCCGATATGCCCGTCGAATGTATGCTCAAACTTTCGGCATATTCTATTCATAACACAATCTCCGATTCCGACAGGCAGCCTGTAATCGTAATACCGAAGAAATTCTCGCTGGCGTTCTGATAGCTCTTTGTGAGGCAGTGCTTGCATTTCTCCAACTGTCATTTGAAACTCACGAAGCGCATTTCGGTCAGTGTTCTTTTTGTATGTATTGTACTGCCGCATCAATGTTGGGTATATGTACCGCATGAAGTAGGGCTTTTTATCTGCGACGACTGAACGATAAAAATCTCGTCTCTCGTCGTCGTCGATTTTATTGACGGTGTGCCGGTCGTGCCAATCTCTCGGCATGGGCTTGCAGATAATTCCCTTGGATCGATCGATTTCGTTTTGTTGGTATAGTTGGCCACATCGAATACGGTATGAAAGTGTTTCGTGTTCCTTGCTTCCCTTTGGGAATCGGGACTGAACTTCAAACATTGATGTAATCCAGTTTGTTGTCCGCCCGATGCCATTGCCGAAGCTCTCGATGTTCGACCAAATGAAATCATCTTCCGTCGGGATGATCTTCGTCGCCTTCCGCTGAGCGCACATCAGCGCAGGAGATGGCTTGAAGTTCTCGACAAGAACCCTGTTGTCTGTGAGCATGACGAGGTCTCCGTCGAAGTCCATCCCGTTCATAGCCATTGCTGCCGTGTCCCAGGCGTTGAAAACCGTGCAGGATGTTATATGTTGATACCAATACCGAACCTCATCGGTATCGGCGGGACACATAAGACGAATGTTGTTATGACAGGTCATTGGGGCGCGAAAACAGGCCAATTGCCTGGTATCTTCATCTGCCCAAAACTTGTTGTAGATTTCTCCGGGCTGTAGCAACCCTGTTACGCCGATACCGAAAATGCTCTGGCAAAGCGCATATGGGTCTCCGAGCGCGATGGAGTAATTTCCATGAACCTTTAGCACCCCGACCTTTGCTTCGTTAATACGTTTGCGAATCAGTTGATAGACCGTGCTTTGAACGAATGGGTCGTCAATCATCCGATGATCAATCATGATTGCCTTGGCGAAATCGTTATCGATAGAGTCGATATTACACTCATTAAGTCCCACGCCCTTCAAGAACAAAATGGTTTTTCTCCAGTCGCCGCCGAGCACAGCTTTGATTTCTTCCACGGTTGGAGTAATTAGCGCATCGATTTCTTCATCATTTAGGTCGTAGCTCTGAATGAACTGATAATTTAAGGAACGTTCGCTCTCCAACTTTTTGGGACAAGTTTTGGCAATGCCGAATGTGTAGCCGTTGCGAACAGAGCTATGCATGTATGACTCGCAGCTTTCGTAGCAATCCCAAAGCTTTACCATTGATGTGGTGAGGACGAGCTCTACGCTGCGAATATCAACGTCATTCCCCCAGGCATCTTTCACGATGTATTTCCCATTGGCGACCTTGTCGGCGAAGTCAATAAAGTCGAATGTACACACCATGCCTTTTTCGAATGAAAATCTTGTATTGACACCGCTTGCGATATAATCAAGCCCAAGCTCCTCGCTCCATCTCGATGCGAGAGAGGGGAGCATTAACCCGTATCCGTCCGATGCGTTCAGCTCAATTTCTTGGGAACATTGTTCCTCCATAAGAGGCTCTCCGGGGAGCTCGTCGGTAAGATAAGTTACGTCTGCCGGGAATGTAGTTTCGCAATCATTTACGACCAATATTCCGTTTGGCATGGAAACGGGCGTGGAGGCGCTGCACGCCAAGGCCTTATATGCTTCAAGCTTTGCTGTAACTAGGGCTTTGTTAGGATTGCGTTCGTTGTCGATTCTGCGCCGCAGCTCCAGCTCGTGTCGCTCGCTGACAAAAACAATGGTACTATTCTTGATTCCGCCGTTTGTTCCGAGCAGCCGCTTGTACTTGATGCCATTAATAGTAAATCCACGACAAGCCCTATAATAGTCCTTCTCTTTATCGATAATCAGGTGCATATAATCAGGCTTGTACTGAATGGAGTCTAGCTGGTGGTAAAGCTGTTTGATTTTTCTGCGATTTTGGAGACTGTTTGACTCCTTGCGGAGTTGCCGAATATCCTCCTTGATTTCTCGCGCTTTGGAATTTGCGTCAGTCATTCCGTTTAGCTCATCAATCCAACGCAATACCTGGCTGTCTGCAAGGGATATTACCTCGTCGTTTCGCCTGGCTTCTTCGATTGGCAGCGTCAGCCTCCATTTTGCCCTTCGTAAGCGTCCGCTGTGTATCTTATAGATATACTTCTGGCACGCTAACTGTTTTGCTATGACAGTCACCTCATTTTCTGTAAATTATTTAATTAGCTTGGTTCGCCAAAAAAATTAATCGTTGTATTCGCTTATGTATTCTGCCCACTCTGCGCGGAAGTTTTGGCGTCCGTTTTCAATCAGCTCATCAATTTCTGCGTCTTCCGCCGCGACACCAACCGGCGTATAGTCATCGCACAGCGTGTCATTTGCGCAGACATTTTGATAATAGCAATTATTGCAAATTCTCATCATCAACATTTCCTCCTTCCTGTGTGATTTCAATCCATTTCACAAGCAGCTCTCTCATGCGGCTGCTCGGTATGTATAGCCTGATTTGCTCTCCGTCTCGAATCGCGGAACGCCATATCCACTGAATCATAACGGAGAGGGCGTATGCCTCTTCGTCAACCTGGATTCCATTCATGAGGTAAAAACTCTTTTCGCTCACGTTCATAAATAGATTTACCGGATAAGCAAGACAGGTTTTGTCTCGGTATGCGTTGGTTGCCCTCGCGTTAAAACCCAAGAAAGCCTTTGTATATCCTTTTCCTTTGAGTTTGTTTTTGGCATCGTTAAAGGAGCCCCAAAGTTTTTTGTCCGGCGGAACATCATCGCAGATGTTATTAAAGAAGTTATACAAATGCTTCTTAGCCCTTTCAACATTTTCACCTCCGCGCTCGTACCATGCAAGCGAGAGCGCAAACCGATTATCCCCAATATCGTTCATTCTCGGATTATCCAAGATATGAATCATATCTTTTAGATGCGCCACATAATCAGGAGCACAGTTCGCTTTGTCACAGAAGCTGTAACCTCCGTGGGGTGTTCGCTCGACTCCGATACGCTTGTAGGGCATAGCGTATATCTTCATGAAGTAACACAAGCTCTGCCCCTCAAAAAGGTAGGTGAGGATATACACATCTTTAAACGCGGTTATCAGCTCTGGCGGGAATGTCCAGAAGAACAACCGTCCTGTCTTTTCTCCGTCCATCTTAATGAGCCGACGGGAGCGGAGCATTTCAAACATTTTTGATAACGCTATGCCGTCATAATTTTTGTCCGTGAAGGTATATCCGTCTGCTGTTTCCTCGACATATCCGGCACTAACCGCAAGCTGCAGGTCTGTCTCGTGAAAATCAAACGTTTCAAGTACAGCTACATTTTCGTCAACGATTAGTGTGTAACCCTGTTTTCGGATACTTTCAAGTGTTTCCTGCGTGTATCGCTTGAACGCTTGGTGTGTTGTGGTGATATTTCGTCCTTCGCCAATGAGCGCCATTGTGTGTAGATACTTTTTGAAGTTGTACGCCGAAAGCTTGGAACTCGGCTCGACGAAATGCAGGTTTGGACATTCGACCCTGATGCGGCTTGTTTCGTCCAGGTAGGGGGTGATGTATATGAATTTCTCGTTCGGATGCTCGTTCATATATGCGATAGCCGCGCTGGATTTTCCGCTTCCCATGATGGCGTCACATACCATTATCATAATGAATCACCTCCGTGTTCTCAAACTTTGTTTTCAAACACCGTCTCGGCTTTGTACCGAAAAGACATTTGGGTTTTGCTGCGCTGGATTTAATTTTGTGCATGTTAACTCCTTTCGTGCTTTTTTTTGTTTATATGAAGGGATTGGCGTTTTCCACACGGACATGCAGGCTAGCTTGCGAATCCATCAAACTCAACGAGGTCGCTTCCGGCAAGATAGTTGTGGCGAGCACTGCCGAGGTTTAACTTCCGATACGCCTCGTCAATCTCCTCGGTGGTAATACCGATGTAATCCAAAGTTTGCGCAGGGGAGGAGTGATTGAGCATCTTTTGAAGTAGGAGGAGCTTTCGGCTATCGTTATGGCTCATCAACATCTGGTGGTAGCAAAAGGTCTTGCGAAGTGTGTGGGTGGAAACCCGAACATTGATGTCCAGATTGTTTGCGATGCCTTTCAGAACTCGGTCAATGGAGCGAACGCTGATGGGTTCATTGGTGCCGCTGCTGTTATTGGATTCGCTGCGAAACATATAATCACTGAGGCTCACGTTGGGCGTATTCTCCAAATAGAGTGTAATGGCGTCGATAACCGCATCGTTGAGTGTAATGTATCTGTTCTTCTTGCGCTTGCGTGTATTGCGCGTCTTCTGCTCAAATACCGGGAAGCTATCCCTGAAGGAGAAGTTCTCGTTTATGACGCTGGAGAAGCGAAGCATACGCAGGTCGCTTGCTCGAAGTCCAAAGTTGATTCCTACGATGAAGAGCATATTGTCCCTGTAGCGTCCATTGTCGGTGAGGAAGCTGGTGATAGCAAAAATATCATCCATGCTCTTGATGGGTTCAGCGGAGTGCTCAGGGGCTAGCTCGTTGTGCGCCTCCTCTGTCGCTGGGGCGATAAGACCGATTGGTAGCTTGCGTTCGCTGCGTTTTAGGGAATCAACATCAATGTGTTCCGAGCGGGAACCGGATTGGTCGTAGAGGTTAATGATTGGCATGATTTTTGTCCTTTCATTTTTGTGTTTTTATTGTCCAAAAACAGGGGGAATAGTGCATCAAGAGTAGTAAGCCTCTTTCTGAGTCCTTGTGCCACAAGGGGTTGAGGGGGTGGTTCTTTCCCAAAAAACATTCCTTTGTATTTATATTAATGGCATCATGACGCAGCTGTTGAAAACGGACGCTTTTTGTCCAAGGTGTAAATTATTTAATTGATTTTAAAGTCCAATAAAAAAGCGCTGTGCTGTTTATTTAATTGACTTGATATTATTATATCACACATCATCAAAAATGTCAAGCGTTTATTTGATTTTTATTTAAAAAAATCAATAATTTTTTCACCCATAATCAACGGCGGTGGTTATCGTGTTTTTATTTCTATTATTAAGATTTTTTGATTAAATCAAGAATCGAAGCATTCATGGTTATGGAGAATGATATTGAGAATTCGAGTGTTTTGCGTGGTTTTGCTTGAGTGATTTGTGATGAGTGCTTGGATTTTGGATGGTATGTGGGAGATGGAGTGACTTCTACTGCTCTGCAATCCTCCCACGCCAAAAATACCATAACCACGCCCCCAACGTCGCAAAGTGTGAAAATAAGACGTTAAAACAAACGCCTGGAACGCGCTTGTCTACCCCTTTGCGGTATAGGTTGCAGGAGAAAAAGAAAAAAGATTAAAATAAATTTGCAAATAGGCTTGACAGGTGAAAAGGAAGTATGCTATTATTAACGCGGTGCTAGGGGACTAGCATACATTTGCGGGCGTATCGTCGTCCCTCAATAAAAACGGAGTAGGAAAGGATACATCATGAAAAATCCCATCACAAACGCAATCCCCAACAACAACCCCAACAAAAACAACAAGGAAGGAGAGGCAACCCCAAAAACCACAAACAGGAAGGACAAAAAAACCATGAATACAAAAACCACACAAACAAACCCCTTTACCCAACTGTTAAGAACGTACGAGCACGAAGCCAACCCAACCACCCGCACAAACGACCAAACATACACCGATGCACTGCAAGCCCTTGCGAAAGCCTGTACTTATAGCGTCCTCAAAAAGCTTTGCAACGTGGGCGGAGAGGTCAAGCAAGGACAGCCCATCACCGACAGCGCGAAAGCAATCCGACAGCTACGGCAGGCAGTCACGGCAGATATACATAACCTTGCCACCCTGGACAGCGCCAAGGCAACCGCAACGGCAAGAGCATATGATAAAGACGGGAACGAAGCAACCGTAGTGGCTGACCGTGATGCATACAATAAAATCACAAAGTTAATCAATGAAAATCTTTCCGACGGCTACGACCTGCTACAAACCGCCACGCTTGCTATACTGGAAGCAACGCAAGCGCAAACCGAAGCAGGGTTAAGCCTTGCCAACTGGACGGAAACGCCATACACCGTGCGTAGATTAAAGCGTAAAGTTTATATCAAGCTGGAGGATAGCAAAGGAGCATGGGAGGAGGTGAGCACGACGCCTATACAAGAAGTGTATAAGGCAGTACGGCGGGAGATAGAACAAAACAGGTCTATGCAGATAGCCAATAATAAATATACTTATATTGAGAGCATAGCAGAGGATGCAGAGAGCGGAGAGGGGGCCGCCGTATATCTCCGCCTACCCAAGTATAGCCAATTGGCGGATGAAGTCACGGACTACAACGGCAAGCCCATAGCAATAACCGCAACGCTGGAAAGCGTGGCGGATACCGAAAAATTGATTGAACGGATGAACTTGTCAAAACAGCAAGCGCAAATATTGCAATACCGCTTGAGTGGATACGGCTACAAAGCGATTGCTACGGCGTTGGGCGTGAAAAAGAATAGCGTTATTAATCAGGTTAAACGCATAGCCGACAAAGCCCGTGATGAGGGATTAACCCCGACGAATTGAACAAACAATAATACAGCAGGGGCGCGGAGTTTATCCGCGCCTTTTCCTTTTTTTTTGGCGTGCTGCTATGCTATGGGCGTTTTTGGGTTATGTTTATCAATGTGCAAAAAGCGCGATGCAAACATATGCACACAAAGCCCGCTAACAAGCCCTGCAAGGGGCTTTGCTTTTTGGCTATGTCTGGATATGCCTAACTCTATAAAATCGCTTTACGACCCATTGCAAGCCCGATAACGCCCATTACAGCTCCACGGCTTCCCCGCCGCGCTTGTCTACCCCTTTGCGGTGTAAGTTGCGGGGACAGCCCCACGGCTTCCCCAC